AGAATTACTATTTGTATATTTTGTTAAATAATCAAGATTACCTTCTGATGTATAATCATTTCTATCGTCATTAAATATAACTTTTTTTGTTGAACTATCAAATAATACATTATAACCCAATTGATTATATAATATCTCCATCAATGCATCATATTTATTTGCATAGAAAAAATTTACATTACTGATAATTGATGTATCAGAACTTCCACTATCTCTTGTCCATCCACTACTATCTAATATTAAATCAACAACATCATTGACACTATCAGAACTAATTTTAACATCAAAATCACCACTATCATCAACTAACATTTCTTTTAATTCAAATGCACTTTCAAATATTTCATAATTTTTTAATATTCCATCTTCTTCGTTAGTAATAGCAGTTATTATTCCTTTAAATATAGTATCACTATCAAGTTTTACAGATACTTCATCACCAACAGACATATCTTCTGCTGATAATATCTTACAAACATTCAACCCACTCATTTTGTTTGTAATACTATAATCAATAAAATCATATGTAGTTGTTCCATTATCGACTATCCATGCCATAACATATCCTCCTTATGTAGTATAATCTCTTGTCATTTCAATAGTTACAATCCATTGATTTACAAATCCCTTACTTCTTTTAGTTCTTTTCTTATCAATCAACCATTTTGTACTTGATGGAACATCTGTCAAATCAGATGATGATATTGTAATTTGGTCGTGTAAATCAATATCATCTAATGATGACCATTCGGTTGTACTATTTATATATCCACTAAATGTTAATCGAGCACCTTCTGTACCCAAATGTACTGATATATGATTACCAGATGGAATTGGATAATACTTATTTTTTGCAACCATCTCATATGTAATGTCATATATATTAGTAATAGTAAATGTATTACTACCACCATCTGTAATTGTTACACTTGTCATTTAAATACTCCCTATCCATCCAGCATTAAGATTTTCTCTTAACCAATCATTAAGTTTTGCCAAGTCTGTATCTTTTGATATATTCAATGTTATATTATTATAATTTGTATTTGAAGTTGCCCATTCTGAACTATTACCACTCCATTGATTTACCATATCATCTGTTTTTGTATTATCACCCATTAACCATCCTTGTAAATTGCCCCATAAATCTAATGATGTCCAAGAGCGGTCTCCTGTATACGAACCAACAATTCTAACTAAATTTTCTAATGTTATACCAGCTAATTTTGCAATTAATGAATCTGAATCTTGTAATTTTTGTGCTAAATTATCTAAACTATCATATACATGGTTTATAATTGTATCCCACTCTTCAAAAAATCCAATAATACCTAATACTGCAATTCCTAATATAGCAAGTACACCAATTATTATAATTAACGCTGGTAACAATGCTACCCCAGCAACAGCACCAGCACCACCAACCAATATTCCACTCATTGCACCCATAGCAGAACCTGCAATTGTAAACACTGCCGCTAATCCAGCTAACATCATATTAAGAAAACTTAATATAGGCATAAGGATAACTGCCAATAATGCAAAGAATCCAAAGTATTTCAAAAATGGACTAAACGCATCTACTAAACTTGCAAAATATGGTAATGCATCTATAATACCACCAACAATATCAAATAACGCACCACTAATTGATGTAAATGCTTTTTCCATTGAACCATCACCGACAGCATCAATAAATTTTTGTAAGGTATCCATCAACTTTCCCATAAACTCTTCATTATTTAACAACTGTGTTGCAATTTTAATAAATGATACCTGAACAACCGCCATGATACCTTGTAATTTAATCCATGCTGGAACCATCTGTCCACCAACAAATTCTCCAGTATCACCAATAATACTATTTAAATCAATACCCAAATCACCAGCAAATGCTTCTGCTAATGCAACATTTTCAACAGCACTGCTTAAATCCTTTAATGGATTAATAACCATTCCAAATAATTGCTGAAATGTACCTATTAATGTAAACATTGAGAAAAACATACCAAGTGAAGACATTGCCAACATAGTCATTTCTCTTGATGCCTTTCTAATTTGCATACCCCATCTTGAAGCGGCTTGTCCATATTTATTCATTCGTGATGAATAATAAAATACACGACCACCCCATGATGTTGCACTTTTCATATATCTATTGGTATTCTGTTGAAACTTATCTACCTTTCCAGTAAGTAAATTTTGTGGTGCATCATACACTCTTTCTAATCCATCAATATATTGTCTAACATGGTCTTGTATATTTCCAAATGGTTGTCCAACTGCTTTACTATTTGCACATCTACCACCAGTTCCACCACCAGCAATAAAAGGCATAGAAGATAACATATTTCGTGCCTTTTGTACTTGTTCCAATCCACCTATTACTAAATCATATTTTATAATATCAGTAGTCATATGTTATCTCCCATGTTTTCTCATTGCTTTTTTATGCTCTTTATATTCTAACTCATCATACATTCCTTTAACTGCTAAATCAAATGAAAGTCTTTCCATCCAATCATCTGGTTCATTCCATTCAAATAATGCAGATGGGCGAACCCCACATTCTTTTGATAATGATGCGACATTTATGAAAGTTTTATTAGTCTTCAAGGACTTGAAAAAACTCCTCGTCTTCATTACCACCCATACTTTCAACTATTGCCAAAAATATGGCGTACTGGTCTTCACCCGGCATATCATCATATTTTCCACCAGTAGGTGTTTTTATAATGATATTTGGCAATACTTCAACCGCCCATTTTTCAAAAGCAAATCCAAGTTTTTCTTGAACAACAGCATCAATCTTTCCATCTTCTACATCAGTATCTGTTTTTGGAATATATGATGTTAGTATATTAAAATGCCTTGCACCCATTCTTCCAATAGGTTTCATTACTTCGTAAATCCCATTCTTTGTTTTAATTTTCATATAATATCCTCCTTATGTATATGTTGTTATTTTAAATGGCGAAGATGTAGTTTCCACAATTTTAAATTCCATTGAATGTGTTGCTTCATCCATACCACTAATACCTATTGACGGATTACTATATAAAGTTAATGGTGCTGATATATCGATTGCATCCGTACCACTTGGTGTTGCACAATTGATAATCAATGCCATTGAACCTATATCATTAGTAGCAGGAACACTTGAACTTGATGATGAACCAAACATACCAGTTTTTATTTCATTAAACTCATCTTGACTGAATTCAATAGACGCAGTAATTTCTGTCATACCACCAAGTGTTATCCGTGGATAATTGAATGAGCCAACAACAAATGCATCTTCATTAATATTTCTATTAATATCCAATGTCAGAGATTTAACCATTGTACTTGGTGTCCCATCAATACTAACAGATGCTGACCAAAACATAACAGGTTCTTCTGTTGTATATGTAGGTGATGCGTATGTTGTTTGAGAATAATCAGATGCTATCCAATCAAAACTAAATTTTGCGGCTTCTGATGGTTCAAATGAAAATGAACCAGATTTTATAATACACCCAACATAATCAGTTTCTCTTGAAATTGTTGCATTTGATTCCCCAATATCTATCTGTACAGAACCCGGATACCCAATTGTGTATTCATAATCTCCATCAAGATTTGGAGTTTTTGTACCAAGTAATGCTTCAATTATGCAATCCATTTGCAAAGGTCTCAATGAACCTTCTGCATCACCAGATAGTTTTAATGCACCACCATATCCAGAGCTACCAATATAACTACTGACATCTTCTTCAATAAATATACCTCTATCAATATTTTCATTAATAGAAGTTACCTTAATCCCGGTAGTTGTTCCACCACCGGCATATGACGTACTTTCTTTCCCAGCATATAAATATCTAACCAACGTTAATCACCTCTTGATACTCTGCAATAAAATGAACTAGATATGTTTGATTTTCAATTTCAGGTTTAATATCTATCCATTTAAACTTTACATCATTTAAATTAGTATATACATTTTCTATTATTGATTTTACCAAATTATAATAATTAATACTGTCAAAACATAAAAATGTAATATCTATATTAAAACGAACTCTATATGATGCTACGCTTTCCACTTCCATTGGTGAATCTACAATTCGTATCAACACATCATATTCATCTTTCATCAATTCTTGTGCTGTTGTATTAGGTCTATATCCTAAATTTTTTAGCACAACTTCTAAATCAGTTATAATCCCCATCATTTACCACGTTTCCTTGCATTTCCTATAAATATATTAGGTATATTCTCCTTTAAATAGTTTTTGCTATATGATAACAAATCTGCCATAAATGCAGTCCATCTTTTTTCATTTGGTATTCCATTATGCCAACCAGATTTAATCCTTGCATCTTTAATAACTACATTCTTATTATCCGACTTTCTTGTATATTCAAATTCCTTTACATATTTTCCAGGACTTCCACCAACATTTCGTCTTAGATATTGACCATATTCTCGTGTTTCACCATTATTATATGAATATATATTTTTCATACCAATAACTATATTCTTTCTCTCTTTTCTAAATATACCAGAATTTGCAAATTGATTACTAACTTTCAATCCTTTTTTCTTTCTTATACCATAATGAATATCAGCAATACCTTTCCAATGTTGTTGCATAACACCTTCAAATTTTCTAAATTCATTTTCTGGTAATCCATTATATTTAAAATCTTTTCCAGTAACTCGTATAGCATCCAATTGTCGAAATGTAATTTTTCTACGATGTAACGCCATTATAAATCATTCTCCTCCAAAGCGGTGGCACTAATATCAAAGTATACAATCCGTCTATTATTAACCTCACTATCATCAATTTCTAGATTATCAGTCAATGTATAGTTACTCTTAACCTTTAAAAATGCCAATGCAATTGCCTTCAAATACATCAACTTGGTAACTGCCATTTCCGGCATTGTTCCCAATCGCTTGTCAGTCATACCAGTGTACGTTATATAAGAATAGTATGTAGCAAGAGAGATGTACATATGTTCCAGATAATCATCATCAATATCTGCAATCGTGCATATCTCACCAATATAATCTCTCGCCTTTTCCAAATTATGTTTAATAGCAAATGTATCAATAAGCGAATCAGGTATATCACTAAAGTTATCCCTAACCCTGTCAATTAACTTTTCAAGTACAACTGTCATTACAACTCCCCCGATAATTAATAAAAAAAATTAATTGGGAATTTAACCCAATTAATCATCTACACCAGAGATGGTAATAATCCTACCAGTCGTGGTTCCACCATCCTCATCAGGAATGACCTTAGTCTTGTAATACTGCGTGAAGATATACTCATCTCCCACACCAGCAGTATTCGTTTCCTCTGCGGTTGGCACATCAGTACCGTTATACACCCAATGGATAGCAGTTTCTTCACTCTTAACCATCATAATCGCAGTCTTTGATAACTGTCTAGTCGGGTACATCTTGATGCCAACGTTATTCTCAATCCAAGACTGTATGGACATATCCATCTGTCCTAAATCCCCATTCTTCAATAGGAATCCTTTAAGTTTCATTGGGTAGAAACACACAATATCTTTAATCTCACTCTCTGTGATATTCGTGCCATCAACGATATTCTGCACACCAGTCGCAATATCATCTGGAATATCTGCGGCAGATGTCTCATCCCATGCATCCGTTGCGGTTACAGCACCACTAGAACTCGTACCTGCGGCTATTTCCGTAAATGCTTCAGTATCCTTACTATAAGCAAGTCCCCTTGCTGATGCTTTCAACATACCCCTAATCTGTTCATTACCAAGTTGTCGTGCCTTTACCTCATACGTAATTGGCAGTCGTGTCTGATATTTCTCTAGAGAAGTATCCACATTACGGAACTCTAGGGTTGACTGCGGTGCAAGTGCACCCTCTGAAATCTGTGTCGGGTCTATCCTCGTACTCGTTGGAAGCAACATACGAATATCAAGTACCGGAGTTGGTCGTACAACCAGTCCTTCCTGCGCATTCATCATGGTATCTGCTTCTGTATATAGCACCTCTCGCATAACATCCTTCTTGGCAATATCACCAGTTGAAGTTGTCCATCCATCACTAAAATAACTCATTACCATTTATATCACCTCTATTAAGCACCTACTCCAACATAATGTATATACACTTTTGCCGCAAGTCCAGCAGTAGCCGCAACTTTTCCCTGAATAGTAATGAATGAAGTAGTCCCACCATTTTCATCAAGAACCCGTGCAGTAGCACCATTAGTACCATTTGTCGTATCATTCAAATTATCGAATATGCCAGGAGTGGTTGAAGCAATACCATCAATCAAAGTATCTGAACCAGTCGTTGCATCAGCAGCAGCACCAATGTCAATAAGTTCACCACCTGCTGTGGTTGAACCAGTCGTAATACGTAGGAGTACACGGTCAACTATAATTGCTGTTGATTCTGGATTCTCAAATGAACCAAGAATTGCATCTGCATCCCCTGCCGCCGAAAGAGTTACAACTGCCCATTTACCTGCCGTTGGTGCCAACATATCATTATCAACTGCATCATCTGCAATAATCGCAACATCAACTTGCTGGTTATATGCAATACGGACATCCATAGCACCGCCAGTATTCTTACTCACCGCTTCCTCGGCAAATCCAAGAATATCACCAGTGTTCGTGGAACCATCTCGCTTATCAACAAGACCATCACCTACACAACAAATCGCATCACCAATTGCAATTGCCGCATTAGTTGCAGACACTCGAAGTGTCGCAATATCTCCATTATCAATTCCCACAATCCCAACATACTTGTCAGCAGTGGCAGTACCAGTAATGGCATCCTTCGTATCCTTCGCAGTATAACCAATTGGATGGTCACTTGCACCACAAAGTTTAACTTCCCGTGCATCAGTATCATACGTTACAACCATACCCGGATACGTTACCGCATCTGAACAAGTATAACTGATAACCTTTGCATCATTTTTTAGTCCACCAGACATTTACTCACCTTATCCTTTTTTAATCTTATCATACAATTTATCAGACAAATCAGAATATCCTATCTCTGCAAGTATCTTGTCCAATTGCTGTTTTACATTCACCTGCGGTTTCTCATTCTTTGTTTCAGGTGCTGGTTTCTGCGCATCCTTACTTGCAATGATATTCTTTTTAATCTGTTCCAAAACTTGAATACCTTTCTTCGTATCCACATTCTCAATAAGTATATCGGGATTTATACCCAACTTATTAACTTCACTTTTCAAATTTTCCAATTTGCTAACCATTATCTCGTCATATTCCTTCTGAATATTCTTATATCCATCAACCTCTTTCTTCAGCTTTTTCAACTCATCCAGCGTCTTTGGATTATCAATTTCCTTAATAGTTTCCCTTTCAATAATCTTAGCTTCCCCAGAAGGTTTAATCACTGGAGTTTCAACTATCTCCTCTGTTCCCTCACTCATATGTTCACTCTCCTTATGTTCTTCAAACGCCATTGGGATTATTCTGCAATCAGTTCCCTTGATTGCTGGGTTCGATACAAACGCAATCGCTTTCAAATCCCCACCCTTTACATAACCAGTATCCTCATCGTAATCAATATCAATCTCCGCAGAAACTTTATCATATCCATATTTCGATATTTCAGGATAGGCAGTTTCATCGAAAACAAATCCACTGTATTCCAGTGACTGCCCATCCTTACTCAATCTAAATTTAGGCGCATACCCAATGGGTATTTCGTTGTGGTTGTGGAGAAGATATAACTTTATATTACCATTAATCTTATCATGAATGTTTTTCAATGACTGCTCATCAAAAGTAGCAGTTTTTCCATTAGCATCTGTGAAAGTACCAGTTTTGAATACTACCCCGGAACTTTCCAAAACACTATTAGATTTCCATTGAACGTCATTACTCTCAAATGTTAACATTTCTGACAACAATATCACTCCTATATTATTACATTATAACTTAATCATTTATATACTTTTCGTTAAATCTGTTACAACTGTTATCATATAATCTCACAATTATGCACATATCCTCGTTTAAGTATCAAATTCTTAGTGTATTCATGAAGAAGAATGAGGATGCATTTGTCACCCACATCCTCTTCATAGCACCGATGTATCTGATAGTGCAGTTTAAAGAGATTCAGATTCCCTATTTGCATTTTGTCCTGCATCCCTAGTGTGCTGTACATCCGATTGCGGTGTCTCCGGGAAACTGTCTCCCTTCATAGTATTTGACACAATCTGTTCATCAGTTTGCGTTACCTTGTTTGTGACAATCTCATCACCAGTCTCAAAGTCAGTATACCCAACAGATTCCCTTATCTCATTCTGTGTAAATGAATTTAATGTCGCCATTATTGCGGCAATACGGAACATTTCCAGCTTGGATGTTGCCATTACTAATTCAAACACAGCATCTAATTCATCAACAGGATAATTGCTATTTATAGACAACAACCTGTCTTTCACAATCCTCATAGGTACGGCACTCGCCTTTTCCGCAAGTTCTATTGCCTTTGCAGATACATAATTAGATATTATCAATTCAGACGCATAACTTCCAGTATTTGTACCATTCACAATAGAACTGGACACATTCAATGCCGTATATATCTCATTGTTTAGCTGATTCATCAAATCGTTAGTTCTCATATAACTATTGCTGGATTCCACCATATCAATATCGACATTATCCAATGTCACATATTTCTGGTCAGGTGCTTGATGTTTCATAGTCTCGATATATGCAGTTGTAAAGGTCTGCGCATCCCTGTTTGCACTTGCATTTTTCTCACTTGGCGAACCACTATATCTACCCAACTCGAACATCGTACTGTCAATCTTATGATGTTCTCTCGGCACATTCATCCATCTCCACAATATATCAATAATCATGGTCTGTCTCTTCCACCAGACTGGATGTATTGCCCTTGCCAAAGGAGATATTGAATACAACCCATACGTTTCTCTACCAAGATTATCCGTAAAGAATATCGGTGTATCCTTATATTTGATATGCACAACATCCTCTGGTTTCAGTACCTTTCTCTCACCTTCTTCACCATCTTCCTTATACACATACAACCCTGTTATCATCAATACCTTATCAGAACCAGTATCTCCGACATCACCATTCTCTTCAACAATCGTCATATATCGCATTGGCAATGGTCTGAATGATTCATCAATAATCTCTACAATATAATTTCCATTAATCATCAGTTGTTCAGTACAACTTTCAACAATCCGTTCAAACTTGATGTTATCTGCAATAAATTGTGCATCGGCAATCATCGAATCACCAAGTTTCCCGGCACGTTCCTTATTCTTCAATTTAAATCCTTTAAAACATTGCCCGGCAAGTGTGGACATTCTATCAATAGAACCGCCTACCTCTGCATCTTGGTAATAAATATTCTCATATGATTCAAATGTAGGCATATTATAGAAATCACTTTTCTCTACAACATCCTTTACCAATTCATATTGTACACTTCTTGCAGACTGGATATTGCTTGTTGCCGTATTGCTATATCCCCTGCTGAACTTAAACATATCTCTTAATCCCATACTATCAACTCCCTATGTTACATCGATGCCGTATAAAACAACGGTATCGCTGGTTTATAAATAATCCTATCACCTGTGTTTGTCAAATGCCAGAGAACGTTGCATATGCAATCCGATACATCTTTCGTTGTATTCGCCCTATGGTCTACCTTTGGATTCCCATCAATATTCTTGACAATCAACATCTTCGCTTCATTAAAAAGAACCTCATTAAATACAATATCCAATTTATACCCATCCTCTTTGTTCAAATGTCCCTCTTGTAATTCAACCCATCGTTTGTAATCCTCAAAACGGACAATATGCTTTATGCATTCGACACCCATTCTTTTATCCAATATCTCAATCAATTCTGGATACATCCATATATCAAAGATGAGTGTATCTATGTTAAGATTTACAACAGCATTCATTATCAAATCACGTACTTCACTCGGTGATATATATGCTTCTCCTTCTGTTTTCATAAATCTGGTCACACCATCAATAACATAATGATTTCCTTCCTTATATCCACACGCCATTCCAAAGCCATCATTACGTACTGCCGGGTCTATCGCCAATACTCTCTGTATCCTATCTTCACTTTCCAATGTCTCCAATTTATTATCCATATTATAATTGAATAATATTCGGGGTTTTCCATCTACTGATACCGGAAAGACAGATGTTGTATTACCTGATGGTTCACAGGCATAATCTCGAAGGAAAGTCCCATAATCATTCTTATATTCTTCCCTTAACTGTTCTTCTGTAAAATTGGGATTTGCCACCCATGTGGGCGTTTTCACTGCCAATATATCATCTCTCTCTAACCCAAGTTGGTACAGTGTCATCATTATGTCATCTGGTCGCTGGGCAGAACTTATAGCAATTACATGACCGTCACCCTTAAGTGTATCCGTAGATTTACGTATACGGGAATATACCTCCCATGCACCACGCTTACTCGTAGTATCCTCAAATGATGCAATCTCGTCAAAGACTACGCATTTATTAGTACGTCCCACACCAGTTGATGCTTGACTGCTCAATATCTTAATACCGATATTCTTGGATTTATTAACAACTTCCTCACTTTTAATCATGCTGTCTGACCAAGTGTTAAACCACTCACTCCGTTCTACAAAATTCTGCATATTACTAAACAGCGTATCCTCTGCTTGTTTAGATGATGGTGCAATACACATTACAAATAGTAGCTGATTCTTCATCAACCCATAATAATCTGCTGGATTCTCCATAGTATCAAGTAGCCAGTATTCGTAAGTCCCCATGATACTAGACAATACTGATTTGCCCGAACGCATCCCTGATAACCAATCCAATTCCTTATATCCTCCCCAATAAAAATCATTCATAATCTTTTCTTGCATCGGATACAAGTTTACTCCAAGTATGTTGGTTGCCCACCATGCCGGATTCTGTCTGCCCATCATACAGACTTTCATATATTGAATATAATCCTTATCTAAATCTCTTCGATTATTTCTATCAATTTTATCTTGCACTCTGGACACACCTTTGCCTTCACCAATTCATTAGTTAATTTGAAAAACTTGCCTTCCATGTCATCAATCTTAAATACCAATTCCTCATTCAGTTCTCCACTAAATTTTCCCAATGTCTCAATAGTTGACCGTACTTCTTTAATCAGGGCAATCCCTGTTCTCATGTTATTAATATCTTCAGAACCCCTATCAATAGTTGCCATAAGCCAGTCGTTCAATATATCAAGACATCTGCGAAGTTCTTTCACACAATCATATGTTGATTTCTCATCAGTTTCAATTATGATTTCCTCCCACTGATGATTGTACAGATGTTCGTACACTTCATCTTCACTAATGTTAAAAATAGTCGCCACTTCCTTAACACTGTGTTTGCCGTTAATAATCCCCTTACTATATTCAAAACATTTTTCAGATTTGCATAATTTACAATCAATAATTTCTTCCATAACATATATAAACACTCTCTCTTTAAAAACTTTACTATCAGTCTTACATTAATTATATAAATGATAAAGTAAATAGTATATCTGCCACTCTCCTTTCGCATAATTTTGTGCGCACAATGTGAGTAATCCTCCACTTACATTGTGGAGTTTTTAATTTTATATATATATTGGGTAACCGAAAGATTTATATAGTGTGAGTGGGAGTATTGTTTACGGTAACTCTCGCGGCTCACATGGATTTTTATCTGGTCACATTTTTTTCCATTAATACAATTTATTATATCATTTATATTCTTATTGGTTATTTTATTACAAATCCTATTACCTTATTGAAGTTATATATTTCAAGATATATAAAGCATTTTGATGAAATATTGCACATCTTGTAATCTTGTATGAAAGTTGAAATTTTGGATAATTTTTGGAGAGACATCTGCTAGTATAAGGGAGTTTAGGGTAACCTAACAATTTTCGCCATGCCAAACTTTTTTAGGGTAACCTAAATTTATAAGGGTGACCATAAATCTTTAGGGATACCTAACATTCTCATGGCAGTATTCCAATAGGAATATTATTGGTCACATTGGAATATTGGGGGTGTGCAATTATTATTTGTATAAGCATCTACTAATATGTGCATCATATTACTACTTACTAATATGTATATAATTCTTCTTGCTTATAAGGAGAATGAATATTATACCGATGCCTTATATACCAAGTGTATAATATACCGAGGGGTATATATATGGGGAGAATGATATCCTATAAGTAATGACTTATATATTTGCCAAATAATTATTGCTCACGAATATTATATGCATATAGGAATATTATATATATATATGGTGTTTGGTATATAGGTAACAGTGGTAATATATATAATATAAATCATGCGCATAGTAAGGTAACAATTGATGCAAACCGATATAAAAGGGGGGGGGGGGTATTTATGAAAAAATATACATTTATTAAAATCCAATCAAAAATGGTTTTTGTAAAATTTAAAATTTTTTTATTTTT